GTATTATACATCAATGATATACTAGATGACCGGCCGCTTGCAATTAATTCTTCAAGTAGTTCCCAATGCTCGCCGTTGAGCAACGGTTCACCTCCGGTAAAATACATCCAATGCAACGAGTTTGTGATCAGTATATCTTTATAATAAGTTATATCTTGATGTTGAATTAATGGAAATCTATCAAGCTCTTCGGCCCATTGGCTACTAAAATGGGGACCGCAATATCTACATTTTAAATTACACAGATTGGTATTTCTGATATCAACAAATTGTAATCCTGGCGCCGATGTTACTATCTTATCAAATAAATTTCTATAGCTAGGTAATCCATGATATTCGTCCACAGCACATTTACTGCATGGGTGTGTGGGAGACATTTGATTTGTTAAATCGGCAAATCTATTAGTATTGCTTAGTTCAGAAATTGACTTTAAGTAACTAGCATCAACTTGGCAACAAGGGCCAATCTTTCCATTAGGAAAAACGGTTACTCCGTGATTGATTGCTGCACAGGACCAAGTCATTTAAGTTCCTTGATTAACAAATCTGCAAATAATTTTTGCTCTTCAACTGTAGGGTGCTTGCTGGTCATAGTGGTACCGCTGAAGTTCATGATTTTGGTAAATGTTGCTGATAATTTTACATCTGGATATCCTCCAAATACAGCAAAATCGTCATAAACAATATTATATTTTTCCAGCCATGTTTTAAATAATTCAATGGTTGTGTTTGCAGATGTAGTTTGATCAAAAAAATTGTTTTCAATAATTAATCTGTGTAGAAGTGGCAAGATTGGCAAATAGTCTTTGTTTTCTTTATTGGTTACAAACCTTACATCATTTTTATAATCTACAAATAAATCCTCGTTGGCCGTATCACCTAACCAAACAAAACTTGGTAAAATTTGTAGTGCAGAATTTTCTGAATAGATTCCAAGCCTTCCTGGCACTGTCCAACCAATGATTACTCTCTCAACTTCGTTGTGATGTTTTTTTAAATAACTGTAACCAATTTCTGCTGTTTTTAAAACAGATATACCGGGCTCAGCTAGATTTACATATTCTAATTGAAAATAGTCGGCAAGATATTTTCCAAACGCATGTTTTGTATTGTCTGGATGCTTAACAGTTTTGAATGTTCCAATACCATGACAAAAACTATCCCCAAGCACCAATAATTTTTTTACCATCCTTCTTGACTCCTAATCACATCAATCTCTTTGATCATAATACCTCGGTTATGCCAATTACTACGATAGTGATGTTTAAAAAATTCACTTTCTTTTGGACCCATCATGTTAATTGGCAGGTCCAATTGTGTAACTAAGTCTTCAGCAATTCGCCCTGCTAGTATTTCAGGATCGCTTTCTTGAATTGTGGACCACAACTCTTCCAACGCATCAAACGATTGCACCTGTCGATAATCCCAAGTTGGCGTAATCATAGTCATATAGGTACCCATCCTGGCTCCGACTATAGCCCATATACCGTTGTCTACATCTCGTCCCACGTTGTGCCAGACGGTTAGATGGTCAAGATTGCGATGATGTACACGGTCTTGAAATTCAGCAATAGTGGGGCGAGCGCCTTTGTTCAGGCACATCTTAACACCTTCACGGAACCCAGCTCGCCATGCTTGGAATTCCGTAGCATTGGGATATGTTGTAGAGTAGCAGTCGTGCATAGCATAATAGTTAGGATAGAAACAAAACTCTACGTCATTTTCTGCAGTGCCATCTGTAGCTTCATGTGTACGCATCGCATAGACAAATTCTTTTGACCACACACTCATTCCACCGTTACCATACATCAATCCGTTAATATAATTCTTGGCACGCCAACGATACACACAAGTAATATCTTCATCTGCAATGTCAAGTGTAAGATTAAAGAATTTATCATCTGGAATATTGTCGCCATCAATCAGAACAAAACGGTCAGTGCTACTTGCATCAGCGGCGGCCTTGTGGGCAGCGTCTGACCCTTTAACACCATCTACACGGCGGGCCCATGGTACCATGTTCTTAATCTTAATCCACGTTTCTTCTTTATTGGGCTCGTCATAAGTTAAGTAGATGCAGTCTAAATCTGCTATATCAATTGAATTCATTGTGTACAATATTCCATTTTACATGAGGTTGATCTGGATCAACTATTACGCATACATCTTGTGGAGCACAGGTAATGCCGGCGACCGGGTTGGGTTGTAGTTTTTTAACAGTAATTACCGGCTTAATATAAACAAGTTTACTATCAACTACGCGAACATTAAATGCAGATAAAACATAAGTTTGTTGATCAACTTCTATGTAATTACCTGGTAATTCCTCCATGCTGTAGATAATTGGAGAGCCATCGTCATTATAATACAGTCTATAAAATATTGGAGCAGCACCTGGCAGGTTGTGCAAGGCTGCCCAAAATTCTTCTTCAGTCATCTGCGTCATTATTCTTTGCCCGTTGATCTGCTCGATATTGTTTGTCAAACTTTTCTTCTTGCACAGTCTTCTCTCCAAACACCTTACGACGATTACCACATATTACACAGCCAGGTTGGCCACAATCAGCTGCATGGTGCTTGATCAAGCGATGTGGTTGATCGATATATTTTGTATTGCCAATGGACTTGGCAATTTTTAATTGGCGTTTGATTACTGCCCAGGCACGTTGTAAACGTTTACCATGTTTGGCTTTGTCTTGTTCATTGCTCATTTGCCCACTCCTTTATGTGATAATGTACCAGTCCCCATTGTGCTACTGTGTTGATTCTAAATGGATTATTTTCCCAAACCAATTCTTGAGTCCAGTCTATTGTTTGTATAGGATTAATATAGCGTTTCATATGTACAATGGTAGGCCCAAGCCCAACAGGTAATGTAACACGCTCTGGCCCCATAATAACAGCGGCTATAGCATAGACTACATCAGTTGTTGGCATCTCGTCTGGAAACTTTAACAAGGTCTTATATTCATTCCACTGTTCAAATATTTGTTTGACTAACTCAAAAAACTCTTTAGCAACAATACTTAGGCGCCAATAAGTAATAGCATTGTAAACATCTGGTAAGTTATTTTGATCAAACATTTTTCTATAGTATCTTGACTCGGCGGGGTTATCATAGAATGTTCTTGCTCCTTGACTTACTACAACATCACGTTGTTCAAATAGTGTCCACCAGTGATCTATAGAGCTAGCGCAGAGCATGTCTGCTTCTAGTTTAATAGTTTGACGGTACGGGCTTGCGTGGAATACTTGCCAATCGTTAGCGTAGCCACCTAGGTCACCAAATGGTAAAGGTATTACATGGTCAAACACCGGATCGTTACATCGTTTGACTGTGATTACCGCGATGTTAGCATCTGGGTGCCATTGGCGAATAGACTCGGCCAGGCGTATTGCACATGACAAGTAGTCCACTGATTCAGTATCAATGGCCGGAATTAAATAACCACGTTCAGCAAGGATTGGCAACAATAGCTCCTAGTTGTTGTTTACCCATGGCATGAAAGTCTTGTTGTAATGTAATCCACCGGGCTTTATTTTCTGTATTAATAAAATCAACTCTGTAACTGTCTTGATCTAACTGTGTTAACTGATGTTCTGGAGTTAAACTTGCTAATGCCCAAGGAATACTGTTATGGTCTAATGTATGTCCGTTAACTATGCCAAGAGCAATACTAAGAGCATGGTCGTTACGATAGGTTGCTGTTGTATTTTTATACAAATTCCTGTAGTGGCCCCAGTTATCGCGGATCATTTGCATTGATTCAAAAATTAATCTTGCATGATTACTTTTACGAAACATCATCACAGTGGCCCACCACATGGGCATGCGATTGTTGCCAAAGTAATTAAGCCCTTCAAAGTTGTTGCAACCGGTGACATCATATGCCTGCCGGTGTGCTAGAAAATCCTGATCAATCTCTAACAACACTTTTAATTGGTCGCTAGCAACAACATAATCAGCATCAAGAACAAGTGTACGATCCCACGGACTTAAATGATATGCATCCATACGATTATGATTGTGCCAGGTTACATTGCCGATGTCTGTAAAGTGCCTGGTATTATTGTTGGGTGCAGTATCGGTTATAATGTGTGTTGGTATACCAAGGTGTCGTTTGATATTACAAGCTGACCACTCGGCCATGGCAACATAATCAATTTCTTCGTTGTTGCGAGCAAAAATTAATGCGCCGATTGTCATCTATTTTTGTTTAGTTCTTCGTATTCAATTAACCAAGCATTCATTTGTTCTTGCCAGCGGCTGCGGACTATATCTCGGAATTCTCGAGAGTCTATTTCCACCGGTGTATCGTATAAGTCAAGAATCACTGCTGTTGGTGCGGCGCAAGCGGCTAATGTAGCAAGTAATTCCGGACCAGCTATCCACATTCCACCAGCATGTGCAAATGTCAATTTGGCTTGATATTTTTCTTTAAGAGTGCGTCGGGCGACCGCATGTTCAAAACGGCTACGACCGTGTGCAACAAGTTCGTCAGTATTCATATATGTATTGTACTACAAAAAGAGGATAAGGTAAAGCCCCTTGCGGGGCTTTTGGTAATACTAGTGTTACTATTAGGCTACAGAAGCCGCAATAGTTGGGGTTCCCCATGTATTGGACAAGCCTTGTGCGGTAGCAGGTGGCAGGTAAGTAACCAAAGTAGTCGGTGCTGTACCTGTAATTGTAGTGCTTGGACTAGCTGTAGCTGTACCACCCGAAATATTGCAGGTCGTGCCTGCGCCGCTTACCGCTGGTTGGAACCAAGTTGTTACTAAAGTTAATACTGTGCTTGAAGTAGCTGTAGCAGTAGTACGGATATACTCGCCGGTATATGGCGATGCAGTATTGTTTAACTGGAATATAGTAGTCGGGCTGGTTGTAAGGTTATACCATCCTGTAGTAGTTGTTAATGTAGTTTGTGTGCCACCACCGCCACCAAGGCGTGTAGTACCCGTGTAGGCCTGGCTAGCAATAGTTTGACTTGCACCAGCAACACGACCAGTAAGGTTAATTGATCCACATAGTCCAGCAAAAGTATTCCAGTCTGCATCCACATCGGTGCCTGTACTTGATTTACCGTATTGAAGTTTTACAATACCACCAGCATTCCAGAAATACCTAGCTTGATCGGCACTTGGGAATGTAACAGTAGTTGTAAATGTAATAGTCCAAGTTGTTTGTCCAGAACCGGTGGCAGTAGTTTTACTTGTTGTGCCGGAGAATGTGCCATACGCTGTACCAGACGCAGCAGCATTGCCACGATTGGTTGTAACATTTGTTAGGTCAGTATTTACTGCAGCTAGTGCTGTAATAGTTTGCCCAGTAGTCGGGGCAGTTCTTGCAGTTATTGTGGTGCTGGTTTGAGCGCCGGCTGTAGCAATATCGTTTACTAAACTTGCCCATTGTGTGGCTGTAACCGTTCCAGCAGCCGATACAGTAGGGACTACAGTTTGTCCCCATCCTTTGTCGCCTGACCCGGTTGACCAAATATCATTTAAGTTAGCACCCGCTGTACCGCCCGATGCTGTGGGGCCAACAAATCCATTATAATCTGTTGCTTGTATTAATCCGCCTGATGAATATGTCATTCTGTTTAATCCTTAATTTATTGTAACAATAGCTTCAACGGTGCCTTCGCTACTATCTAATTTATCTTTGAGTGCGCGGCCAATTACATTAAATGCTGTCGCTTCACCTACCTGGGCAGATCTAGCTAATCCGTTACCAGCCGAAACCAACCTATCACCTTTACGAACGTGACCGATAGTTCTAACAGGAACTCGTCCAGTCATTGCAACTGGGGGATGTGTTTCATTTGTTCCGGCATTACTATTCATCAAATATGCTGCTCTAGTACTTATGACGCCAAAAACATTCTCACTTAAATCTGTATTAACTTGAGTAATTTCAGCTGATCCACCCAATTCGACCACTGTTCCAGGAACAAGCGCAACATCTGACTCAAAGCGTTCTGCTAAGTCGGCATAGTTAGCATCAATTTGCAAACCAGTGATAACACCCGTAGATCCATTAATAGACATCGCTGTAACAACGCCACTGCCAGTATTCACAGTGAAATTAATATTGCCAGTGGAAGTTTGATTGGCGATAGTTGCAGTTGTGCCGGAAACACTCATACGGAGATCACTACTTGCGCCGACTGATAATCCTGTATTATTAAGAATGCCCAATGTTCCTGTTGTTGTTGAGTTAGTATCGTTACGCAAAAATTGTGTCGCCGCGATTCCACCAACTAGTTGTGCATTTGTGGCTGTACCTGTTAGCACTGCGCCACCTGTGGTAGACAAGGTAATTCCTGGGTAGACCGCTGCAAATCCTGCAATCGGAGTGGCAGGGGTAAACATAGAGTCTTTACTAACCATACCGACAATTGTTCCACCGGAATATAGTTCGACTACATAGTGAGTTCCACCAATGTTGTCAAGGATTGCAGTAGAAACTGCACCGGTAGTACCACCAGGCGTGTTTGACCCAGGTCCAACCACTAACCAAGCGGCGCCAGTCCATACATTTAATTGTTGGGTTGATGTGTTATACCACAAGTCCCCAGTAACATTACCGGTTGGAGCAGAACTTTGAGCAGTAGTAGAACTAATAGTTTTAAATGCACTACCGTTATAAACTTTAAGTAAACCATTACCAGAATCCCACCAAAGCTGACCAGTTAATGGTGCACCGGGTGGCGTAGTATTTGATGCATTTTCTAAAAGATGAATATAATTGGTATTTAGAAAATCACCATATCCTGCGTAATTCTGCCCTACTAGCGTCATCGAGCTAGAAGTATTAATAGTACCATCCGCTACAACAGCAAATATGGTTCCATCGGTTAAGTTAATTGTATATGACATTTATGTTTGCTCCGTCCTTGTATATTTACCGCGTAATAATATACTCATATTTATGCCGCACTCAAATTAGTTAAAGTCTGAATACGCAAAGTATAGTCTATCTGTATCTGTCTGTTTAAACTTTTTTGCACTGGGTGGAAGATTACATGGGTAATTAACAACAAATTACTAGCACTTCCGTTCCAGCATTGTAATCCTAGCTCATCAAACACATAATCACCATTAAAATTGGTGCTGTTATCAAACGCTTGTTGACCTGCAGGCTCGCCATAATCCAATAAACAAGTAGTTACTATATCTGTATATACATTACCGGAGGTATGTAATACTGTAAGATAGTTATTAACAGGGTCCAAATCAGCTGCTGAATTTTGATTTACTACTTTAGCATAAGTTTCATTATATAAACTGGCATTTTGACCAGTGGTATTTGGTGGCAAGTAAGTAATAACGCCAGTAGGATCTACAGCACTTCCGCCATTGCCAACCGCCATAGCATAGATAAATCCAATATTGTTATCGGCTAATGTATTTGCCATAGCAATACTGATATTTTCGTAATGAATTTGATTGGACCCATCAAAAAATACCTCTTTTGTAGATGGGTCATATATTTTCAAAAATCCTCTTATTGACAGGTTGCTGTTAGTCAACATACACTTTCCTTTTATTTTTGGTTCCGGATCGAACACTTTTTCCATTTTTCATTGATTTCCATCCGTTTCGTTGATAATATACTTGATAGAAATTTACATTGTTTTCTCTACACCAAGGGCGAAGGCCATTAACTAAATGTTCGATGCCGTCTGGAGTAGTAATTATCCAATCTAAATTGCACAAGGCATCACGACCGTTTTTTTTCCAAAGCTCTTTAGTTTTGTCAGATACTGTTGCTCCAGTTCTTTGTTTCGACCATATTTTTTTTGTTTCAATCGATGGAATCCATCCTTTTTTGCTGTCAGACCAGTTTTTCTTGTGTGTCTCAGATCTTGGAGGCATTTTTCCACCTGGTGGAAAACCGTCTAAACCTGTTTCAGGAACCAAATTTGCCCAATCATTACTATGGACAACGTCAAAAAACTCGCTGAAAAATGTTGCAAACTCAAAAATATCTGATTCTTCTGTAAATAATTTATGCCACACAGTACTAACGTCTTTGCCGTGCTCATTCAAATGCCTTGACCAATAAAGACCAGACCCTGAATATACTACTGGATCAACTGATACAGTTTTTCCAAAATAAAGTTTACCTGTTTTGTTATGTTTTTTGACATAGAGACTTGTTGGAATCATGCTCTTTTCTCCACAAATACTTTTTTAGTGGCAGGATCAAAAATTCTAATAAATCCTTCAACTGACATAGCGCCAGTTTCGTTGGGTCTTTTGGCCGCAAGTTTCGCAGCTGGAGTAGGTTGTTTTGGCATGATAGGTTCGGTCATATTTTATTTACCTTGGTTATAGTCCCCGTAAAAACCTTGCAGCTATCGTTTCGGTTTCTTGTAGAGGATTACCGTCGCTAGGGGTACTAATGCCGGGTGCATACCAAGTTACTCCGCGTCGTATTAATATAGTAACATCGACACCATCTGGCGGTGCAGTATCAAATGTGATGCTCACTGGACTATCAGCAGTAATAGTATATCCAGTTACTACTAGAATTCCACCAACATAAACCTCAATCGCATCATTTTCGGTAGTAGTAATATCTGTAGCGTCAAATATAACAGTTGACCCATCGGCTAATATAGTAGCACTTACAATGTAATTTTGATAATCTGCTGGCAATAAATTACCGCGTCCCATGTTATAAACGGTTGCGCTGGATGCGTGTGGCGCCACTGCGGTGCCAGCTGTACCTCTTAACAGCCCACTAACGGTATTGGTACCAGTATCTCTATAGCGATACATAATTCTTTCTGCGTCAATAGTTAATACTCCCCAGATATTGTCATCCAATGCTGGGTCAACTAGCGCACCGGCGTTGGCAACATAAATGGTGTCATCTGTAATTAAAACTGGTTGAGTTGTTGTGGTTGTGGTATCAGTGGTAATGCGGTAAGTAGCCTGTACTCCACGCATATCCTGGAAAATTCTAAATGCCATAGCTTCTGGTACTACAAAGTTTGTAAATTGTGTTACCATAAGGACATCGGTTATTTTTAACAATCCAGATGTTAATATTAATTGTGTTCCACTTATTGTAAAGTTAATGCCATAAAACAACTGACGGCCGTTTAATGACACCAACAACCGATTGGGATTAAGTATTGCGGTTCCAAGATCAATGTCATTGACAGTTACAATTACTCCCGCGGTGTAATCGTAGCTTCCTGGATCATCAGTGACAGTACCGACATCAAAGTCTGTTGTGTCGTATGGTTCATTTGCAGTAATACCTTGTGTGACCGGGCCCACAAAACACTGTGTTAAAATGGCCTGTTGGCGAGGATCATTCCAGGTAGTTACATCAATCACTGCACCAATACCTGGGACTAATCCTCCACTGGCGTTAAACACCAGTTGGTCATCATCAACATAGCATTGGGCATTTGTTAATACATAAATTAAAATTTGTTGACCAGCTGCTGGCGCGGTTGTGAATAATACTGTGCGTACACCAGCTGAATACGGAGTAACTATAAAATCTGTACTTAGGACTTGTGGAATATTGTTTACATATACATGCACCTGATTATCGGCAATCAACGATTCACTAAATCCAAGTCTTGCTGGCAACTGATATTCAACAGTACTATCATCACCTATCCAGTTAATGCCAGCTGCTGTTCTTGCACGGGCACCGTTTACAGTAACAACTATACTATCAGGATTATTATAAACTAAACTATTATTAAGTGTAAAACTTAAAGCGCCATCACCGATAATAACCTGTGTTTGTGGGGCACTCCAGCTATAATTTATTGTGGTGGAATTAACGGTTGTTGGGCCAATTGCAACCAAACTAATAAAATCCGTGCTAGTGTATGTTGACACAAAATTAATTTGAGTTTGATTACTATCCAAAATAGATTGGTAAGTGTAATCGGTATTCTCAACCAAGACCACACCATTAACAAAAATAGCAAATTCTTGTATTTCGCTATAGGTCACCGGAACAGTAATAGTATCTACAACATCGGCGCCGTTATACACTTGTTTATAAAGTTGATTACCGCCACCTAATTCAAATACTGTAATTACTATAACATCGCCGGCGTTAGCATTGGCAATCACGGTAATTGTTTGGTTAGCCCAATCAACCGTATATCCATAATCAAGAGTGAGAGCTGTGCCTTGTGTTTGATTTGATACTGTTATCTGCACAGGATATGGCTGCACATTGGCAAAACTTACAGTAGGAGTAAGAGAATCAAATATAAATTTGTAAGTTGCCTCAGGGAACCCGTGACCACGCTGTAGCCAATCTGCGCCAGGGCGAGTATAAACTCGCATGTCTAAAGTATCAAATTCACTACCGGGTACTAATTCCTCTGGTGCATAGCTACTGAATACATCTATATATTTGCCACCGTCGACATTGATATCTGTGGCTCGTGTGCCTAGATACGGGTCAAGATATGCGCTAGAATATCTAACATCTAGAATAGCAGGGTCGTAGGTTGGGCGACCAACTGCGTCAAGTGCAAAATTATCAAATGGGTTGATGTCAAAATTACCAACATCAAATCCAGAATTTTGGCTGTACGTTGGCGCAGTTACTTGTACGCCGGGATATTCAACACCATCGATTAATAACGGTAAACTTAATCCTGGCATATTTGGCCCAGGAACATAATAGCCCATAGTTCGGTCAACACCACTTAGTGTGCTGGCAACTACTCTGGTCCACTCGTCGGGTATAAACACCGGGCCAGATACTGTGCTGTTGGCTGCCCATACAATATTTGACCAACGAACTTGCGTTCCTTCAGTATATGTAACATTGGGTTCCCAATCAATAATGGTTGATGCGTATTGATAACGATCGTACTTAATTGTAGTTTTAATTGAGCGAACTAACTCGTTGCCCATTTGCGCCACAGCAATTGCACCTGTACCGTTGCCACCGGTTAATGTTATTGTGGCGGTGGTACTATATCCACTACCTGGGGTAATAATATTAACAGCCACAACTCGTCCTGCACTATTAATAACTGCGGTCATTTGGGCAGGAGCTACACAAGTTCCTGTAACAATAACCTCGGGCGGTATTGTATATCCAGAGCCACCGTTGGCAACAGTAACTCCTTGTATGCCTAACAGATAATTATTAAACCATTCACTCCACGGTTGCTCAAGCCAAACTTGAGCAGTAGCTGCTGCATCACTAACAGTAGATTCTACTAAACTACTCGACAATGTATAAGGAGTTAACACCGGACTTACAAATTGTGGAATTTCTAAAGTTGAATCCCAGTAGGCTGGAACATCATAGTCAGTTGGCAATCCGGGCCAAGTATCTATGCCATCATATATTAAGTTAAATGAAAGAGTTTGTACATGGTATGGTTTAACCTCTTGTAGGTAATCTAGCACAAAAGTTTGATTGTCTGGCTGGTAAAGTTGGAATGGCTCTAATCCACGAATCACATGATCAACTTCGATGTAACTAGTTTTCATTAACCAGTAAGGGCTATTGAATTCTGAATAGATAAATTTAAACATTAATATTAACGATTGGTTGCGTTCTATTAACAAATCGTCAATAAACAATTCTTCATTAATAGCTCGAATAATTTGACGGGTTTCGATTGCTGGATATTGATCAAAATACTGTGCATCAAATACTTGAACATCGAAGCCAAATTTACCTACAGAATAATTCCATAACTCTTCTTTAAATTCAATTGTACCATCTTCTAGGCCAACTCGTTGCCATCCAGTAACTGAACTTATACCAGTTCTAAGATAAATTTCATACTTGCCTTGCCCGTTAGCAGTGACTTTTACACTACTTCCGATCGGTACTTGTGATATGCTCAGAGCTTGTAGTCCGGCAGTATTTGCCACAGTAACCAATGGTTGTACTGAACTATTATAACCTGGGAGATACCAATTAATATAATCCCAATACAGCGGAGTGTCATAGGTTTGTACTTGGACTAAATTTAAAACTCGTGTGCCTGGGACAAAGCCCTGCGCTACTACATAAATGGTCCAGCGACCGTTTTGACTGCTGTCTGATTCTACCAAATATAGATAGCCCAGTGGAACAATGGCAAGATTTTGATAGTACAATATTTCAAGATTCGGTACTGCATAATCCCAGGCACCCGAATTGGCTGCAGGAGTGGGCTCACTGCTGTTTAGTAAATTAAAACTACGAGTTTCGCTAATAGGATATTGTGCCAATATTGTGTTGGCTCTGCCTAAATAATTTTGTAAAGCAGTAAATCTGTCAGCAAACATACTCTGGCGAGGACGGAATTCTACACCATATTGCAGACCTGGGCTGAGCAATGGGTCCGGAACAAGGTTACCCACAGTATCTTGACCAGAGAAACTATCCAACAGTTTACGATATAAATTTGCATTTAAGAATGAGTCGGGACGACCGTCGGCAATAAATGCATATTCGGTATGTGTATCTCCGGTACTGCCATCAGCTTGACGATTGTACTCGACGTGTAATATTGTGTCTCTAGCCGATAATAATCCCTTGGCATTGTATAAAGCAACGGTATTGGCGCTCAATGGAGCAATATATGGAAGCCCACTACTTAACGGATTTAATATATAACCGGCAATACCATTAGTACTTAAAGTTTTACCTGCGGTGGTGTTAATAGTAGCAAGACCAGTGACCCAGAAATAGTAATTAGTGACAAACACACCGGAGTTGTTCAACGATGATGTTACTGTGTAACTAATTGTACTAAATGGTGTTCCTGGGCCGGTATAGCTGGCCGGTGGTACAGAACTTTCTATCCATTGATAAATGTCAATGCTACTACCAGGGAAGGTCTGTGCCCAGCGGCGGCTGGCATAGGTAATGTCATCTTGGCTAGGTTCAATAAATCTAACGGTATAGGTACTCCACCAAATTTCTCCTACGTGGGCTGCCCCCCAGCTGGTACCAATGTTGTGTATACTACCGGCATTATAGTTTGCTGGATCTACTGCGCCTATGTAGTCTATGTTTCTACGGGCCACGCCAAGGATCTTGCCTTGTAATGGATCAATAAAATCAAAATAAGTTTGTGTGCTGTTTAATAGTTTATCAAACGAGTAAACAGAATTAATTAATTCAATATCGACTGCTGGTTGCTGAGTGTGTATTATTGTCCAAGATGGTACATCGTTGGAGTTGTCAAACACAGTAACATCATAATCTATATCATAATCTTCATCGGCTTCCTGACCAGGAGATCCAATAACTAACCGATTATTGCGGTAGTTTACAGCAACACCAAATAGATCATTAGTTTCTAAATTATTATTATATATCTGCTGACCAAATACAAACTGTCCAGGATTTGACAACGAATTAGACGAGCTAGGTAGGTAATCAAATGTGTAGGCTACTCCGCTGTTGTCAACTTGATTAAAGAAAGTTGTGCTATGTTCATCAAAATAAGTTTGGCCAGCATCAAAGGTAGTTGGCTCGTATACATTGCCATTGGGTGCTCCTACTACTAAACTCGAAGCATTGGTATTAATACTTAATGCAGTACCAAATTGAGCATATGGTGTAGGATTAGGACTGACAATAGTCTGCGTGTAGGCATAGGTTGTAAATCCAATATCTGCAAATGCTGTGCCAGAGACTCCCGGTAGTACTGTGAGTTTGTTAAATGTAGCTGCAGCAGTAGCATTAATAACACTAACAGTCATTCTACCGGATATAACTTTAATAATGCTACCCATTGCCGGAGCCGTTACAAATGATATTTGTTGTGTGGCATTGGTATAGGTATAGGTGTATCCACCAGTAGGATTGGCTATTTGTAATACATCATCAAGATATACTATAGAAGTATACGCACCTGCGGCTGAGTAAATATTGCCAATGTCAAATATTTTAGTTGAGCCATCGCCATACAGGGTTACATCTGGGGTTGCTGTTGCAACAACATTTGGTATTCCGGAAGTGTTAATTGCTGTAATCAACGACTGTATAGTAGTATCGGGTACTGTAACCAACGAGTCATTAATACGAATAGTATCGCCTGGGGTTAATATTGGATTAGCCACGGTTGACGTAATTACCCCGTATATTCTAGATTGATTTACTTGACGTTGTGCCAATCCAGCTTGTGGAATTAATCCGCCTTCTAATGGTGCGCCAATGTACACACTACAATTATTAGGGCAGATATCTACCGCTTGACCAAATGCCGATTCATCAAATACTGTTTTTTCAACAATCTTTTGAATCTGTTGGAACTGATTAGTTTCAATTTCTAACATATCGCCCACAGTTAGTACTACCGAGCTTGATAGTATAATGTCAGCCCCACTAACAGTAAATTGTCCATTGATATATTGAGCGGTGTTGGTTAAGAATTGATTATTAAGTATTACTGCTATAGGATCGGTGTATGCTCCGGGGATAGCATAGGTAGTTTGTGTAGCATCAGTAATAATGTATCTGACCACGCTACGATCAAATGCATATACTGATCCGCCGTGGCTGACAGTGTTGCCATTGCTGTCTGTGGCAGTATCGCGAACAGCACCAATTAAAATCTGGCGGCCATCGGTACCACAAGTTATACTGGTACCAAATTTAGCCCCAGCATCGATACCAGGAACAGTAATACTATTAATATACTGCCAGTAAGTTCCTGCAGTAATAGCAATGGTGGCACCAACTGTTGGCGTAGTTACAAAGGTAATGTCCACACCACTAAATGTATAATCGATATATGGTCTTTGTATAATACCATTAACACGAACAGTAAACGAATCAATATTAGTAGCGGTGTACAAATATTGTTCTAGTGAGAAAGTTGGAACGCTATAAGATAATTGAACAGCAACGGTACGAGCAATTACCACTGTTTGTCCGGCAGCCGGTGCTACAAATAACTGGACAAGATTTGTGTTTATAACATAATCAACGCCATATGTTAATATAGTTCCATCGACTGTAACCGTTAGTTGATCTGGAAAAGTTGAGTTGATTGTAATATTATCAACATAGGTAAATGTTGCAGTTACCCCGTTGCCAACATAACTTATTGTTTCTACCGGAATTTCAACCTTACCATAGGCATATACTAAATTGCCGCCAGGAGCACCAATATACATCCATTGTTCGTCATCGCTAATAACTGTAGACGATCCAAAATTGTATGCATCGTTATAGTAATCGGGTGCCACTAATAGTTGTACTTCTATAAAATCATTTGTTGCTGGCGGTTGATATAGCATGACTGCATAACCTGCGCCTGCGTTACTAGCACTGGCACCGACTACCGCCCATGCTTGTTTACCAAAGTCTACAGCATTACCGAATCCAAGAACATCGGTAGCAGCAAGTGTTAGTTCATTATTGTTAATATACGTCTGGGTAGTATTGTCTCGTCTATAAGTGTATAATGAGCCCACTCCAGAATTGTTGCCGGGTGCGCCAACTAATAAAGAATAATGATTAGTGGCTTGGGCTAAACTATACCCGTATAATGAATCTGCATCGAGTGTAGTAGCCGACAGGGCGCTTATCTCAGTAAATACTTTTTGTTTTTGTATTACTTCCCAATGGCCAGATCCGTTGTTATCTACCCAGGCTGTGGCACCGGGAACTAAATCATTGGCATACGGTAAGTTGACTACATCACTGGCCTGCGATACACGCATGGTCTGTAAATGGAATACAATGCCAGTTCCAGTTATTGACGTTTTATTCAAATTAGTAAAAGCAAATTCAATCACCGCAGAATTTATACTAGGCAGTGATAGTACACGATAAACGCCATCTACTGATGAATCAAAGTAACGAATAATTATTAAATCACCAACTGATAGTCCTGTGGTTAATCCAGAAAATTGCGCTATGCTTGTGCCGTTGAGATTATCAGTTAGTTGGTTCAGTCGTCCTGGTACTTGTACACACTGATAGATATTCCAACTATAACTATTATCTTGTGCTACCCAGATGCTTGTACCGTTACCGATTGTGCTTAATTTGGCAGCAATTGTGCTTGGATCATTAAGATTGAATACAGTGATATCTACATCGTTAAGATTTACATAACCAGCCGACGGAAGTGCTGTGTCTAAATTCCTTGTGTAGGTTGTTGGCAATATATCTGTGTTTGGAATTTTATAACTTTCACTCCAGAGGTCACTTAACAATATAGCCTGATTGGCACCCGAGGTTTCGCCTGGAACAACAATTTGAACTGTGCTAGGATTTCCAGTTAACAATGCCGCATTTAAATTCACTTCAAACCAACTACGGTTGGCGTTGGCACCGTATGTTCCAACTAAGATTCCCCAGTCTTCATAGATATTATATTGACCAGTTTCTTTGTTAAAATTAACCTGTGTAAACAAATCGGCCGCTTGTAAACTACCTTTAGTTTTAATAAATTGCTGATACAAATTAACTTGACTTACGCTGTCTAAATTTAAATCAACCATGTACTGACGAGGACGGAATCCAATTAATCCAAATGCCAATAAATCGTTGGCGCCATTAAGGTTAGCCGTTTGTACATTGTAACTGTTGGCCAGTTGATCAGCCTTGTTGGCTAAATTCTGTAATAGTCCTTGTTGAATTCGATCGTAATTACTCTTATACCAATCAGCATATTCAAACTTTTCTTTGGGCTGTACAATAGTAGAGGCTTGCCAATAACTATTTTTATAGATAACAATGTCACCTTTGGTGTATTTGGTGTTAGGTGACCATGCTATGACATTATTTTGATTTAAAATAAATCCTTGAGCATTTAATGTGCCGTCCCACTGCGTCGATGTAGCGGCCTTCATCATCAACCGATTTTGTCTTTCAGCTGTAATAGGATCATACATTAAATCATTGAAAATAGTTGTGTTATCAAACACAATCATATCTTCATAATCGGTAAATTTTAATTGTAGGAAACTGATAGTTTGACTTCCACCAGGTGCTGGACGTACTGTAAATGCATCACCTTCGCGTTGAATGACTAAATTTTTGGACTTAAATTGTTGGCGGTTTTGATCTAACAACATATTTTCAGGAGTATAGATTACAATACTATCAACAATAGATCCAGGTCTAAGGGCAGATACTTCCGTGGCCGCTGGATTTAAATTAATAATGGTTCCTGGAGCCCAACCTTGGTTGGCAAAATATAAAAACTCCTGGGCCATTTGTTGCCAATTAAGAACATAGCCATTTTCTATCTGAGTAAAGGACATTCCTTGACTGGCAAGATATGCACCATAACTTAATATAAAATCAACAGTGCTGGTGAGATTACTAAATGTATAACCATATGGAATCTGTACAATGCTATCAGAATACTGACTTGGTACTGTAACGGAAATGTTTCCGCCAGTTAGTGTCTGCGTATTGCCGTTAATCTTGCTGGACAAAATTGGAAAATATGGTTGATAACTGCTATAGCCATAAATGGTGTACCCGTCCTCACCAACTTCTACAATTAACGAACTATAAACTATTTCATCAAATGGTTGATTTTTATATAATACTAAATTATAACTTTCTGGTGGTATTAGTAATGTAGAATTATTACTATTTGGATTAGATTTTTCTAAGTAGACATTTAAATTTTGTTGGGCTACAAAGGATGCGGCACGATAACATAATCGCACATCAAGAGTTGACAGGTCGGTAGTCAATGCATCTGTACTGTTTAATCCCAGTTGCTGATTATAATCAACAATCCAATCGATATAACTTGCCTTGCTAACACCATTGCCGTAGACTTGAATACTTGCTGGATCTATTCTATAACGACCGTTGTATAGGTACTGATCAAATTCTGTACTGTAACGATACAAATCGCGATCGGCAAATAAACTAAAGAATTCTGCAGGACGAGTCAATGCTAATAAACGCATAACTGCAAACGGATAGCTACTACTCATCCACCAGCTAGCTTCTACTGGCCCGCCATCACCAACGACCCAACTCTTAACAAATCCATTAGGGTTGAATTTCCCTGCTACACTTTGTAGTGGCGGTATTAGATTGCCTTGACTGTCTACTGGAATAACCGATGTTAACCCAGGACGAGCATAATTAGGTTTGATATAGGGAGCCGCAGGGTCGGCAACTAATCCCAATTCTAGATCGCCCCAGAGTACTAAGTTGTCGCTGGTATACGGCCCGGGGCCATATCGGGTTTCCCACCATACAGGCATTTCGCTAAAGCCCAACATTTCCCATGGTGTGATGTTTGGAGTTAGGGTATCATAGAAGTAACGATAAATTCCGCGCCATGCTCCTAGTAACGGAGCACCGTCAAGTTTGTTACCAGCTTGACTATAATTGTAAGTGTATTCGTTGTTGGCAATAAAAGTTTGTGCTGTATAATCTAATTTGTTATATCCGACCCAGCTAAGGAAAGTTTCACCTAGTATTTGATTAATTTCTGTTTGTGTATAATCTGTAGTTCTAAAATATCCAGGGATAACATCCTCGGCAGTAAGTGGAGGAGGGTTACCATCATTTTTAAGATTGCTAAAGATTCTAGTTTCAAATTCCAACAATACTTGATCTCGTATGTCACCAAACGCCACAGTGATCGATCCGTCGTGACCTTGAATCACCGGAGTAGGATTTACATAATCATCATCTAGGAAAATTTCTGGTCGGTACTTAGGATACAAGCCTAATTTAGTCGGAGTGTTGGGTACAAAATTTCCAGCGGTATCAGTGTATTCATTGACAGTAACCACATCGCCAACTGACAATGGCACCGTAATAGTTAACACAGGACTATCAACAGATACTACATAATCATACTCGCGTGTTAACAATACATTATTAAGATATACTAATAATCCTTGATAGTTTGATTCTGTAAAACTATAAGTCTGTGTGGTATTAAATCTTGAGGTGGTAATTGCTGTAACCGTTGTGCTGGTTGATGTAAACACTGGACCGGTGGGCAACATGTCACTCCAGTAAAACGGACTCATGTTGGTATCGCCCAAATTAATTTGAGCTATGGCCGCATCTAATAATTGAGCAACTGTCCAGTTACCATAATCGGCAATACCAAAAGTAGTTACAGCCTGTAACAGTAATGATTTAAATTTAATGTATTCACGACTGTTATAATCCAGGGCGCCAAATATATCGTAATTAGCATCGCGCATAAAGTAGCCAGTTAGTGTCAGCGGCGAACTTTGTTGTAGAATTTGTAAACCATAAGGAACAATGTTGCCAAGGTCGCGAGTATTATTAGCACCAATTACAGGTCCCGACAACGGAATAAGATTTTCAGCAATGGTACTATAATGATTGCGTATTGTACCTAGGGTAAATTGTTTACTATTTCCATTGAACGGATTGTTTTCCAAATTAATTGGAACTTCATAAAATGCAGCGGCACTAGTTTGATCACTGAGTACCAAGACTTCAATTACGTCGCCTGGCACATAAGCAGTCAACAAATTAATTGTAGTTGTGTTTGTTCCGACAACCACCGTATAATTGTATGATTCTTGGAAAGTAGAATTAACAAATATTTGCACCGCAGGAACAGTTGTATTTGCATTAACCGCAACATCAAGTAACAGCGGACTACCATCATAGGTAAATTGGAACTGCTGTCTAATTAGACTTGGGGTAACGGCTGTTTGCCAGCCAATCTCTCTGACAAAATTAATACGGTCGCTATATTGTCTAACAAATCCAGAGCTCAATGGTACAATTTGGCCGGTTTGATTAATGGTATAATTAAAAGAATCAGCGTAAAGATTATTATCAAAAACAATGTCGCCGATGTTAGTCAAACTCAAATAGGTTATTGGAAATCCCAGAACTAAGTCTGGTGCAACATCACCAATGGCATAACTGAACAGTGGACTTCCTCTAAAGGTGGTACTAGGATAAGTTACCGGATCCCCAAAACTTATTCCGTTTGAATCGTATATGTCAAACAGTGGTGGTTGGTTAACCTGTGTCTTTTGTTGAGTCTTAACCCAGGTCACGCCGTCCCAACGATAGCTAATGCCTTGCTGAGTATTACCATCTAAGATTACCACATTCTGATCAATTAATGCTGGGCTATCAGCAGTCGGAGTTAATATAATGATTGGTTCAGCAATCAATGGCGGAACAGTATCGGGAGTAATAAATTGCACCTGATAAATTGTTCGTCTTACAATAGGATCTAAGTCTGCAGCAAAAATAATTGTAGATCCGTTAATGAGAGTGTATCCGTCTGTACTATATCCAGTGCCACCATTAATTGTGCTTAATGCGTCTAGTTGTGTAAAATCAATAATGTTAACTGGTTGTTTACCGTTGGTGCCAAAATCAAACAACCGAGTGCCGGCGCGGAATTCTAAAATTGGTCTTGCTGCACGGAAATTGTTATCAAGAACTGGTGTTGTATTGTTATAAGCAGCCGACGCATTAATAACATCAATATGGAACCAGCGATTACTCCTTGACCACGGGTCAAGATCGGGTGCCGCACGATTTATAGTAAGATAGTCTGGAACTATAGGTTGATTTAATGACGCATCAAAATTACCAAAATCATATGGTGTGCTATCGTAAGGAACACTGGTACTTTCTGTATAAGTTTCTGGGGTGACAAAATTAATCACAGGCAATAATCGAATAGCAGTACCTACCCCTTCAACATAGTATTCGTTATTTTGATAGCTATCAGGAATTACATTACCACGAAATACAACTTTCATTCCGTTACTAAATGTTACTCCATTAGGACTAGTATAGGTGGAGGAGCCAATAATTGTTGCAATATCGATAGATGACGACAACGATTCATCAATAATATTAATTTGTCCAAATAAATTAGGATCTGTGCCGTCTTGGTAGAACAATACATTTTTAGTTGCAGTTAATAATGGAATTTGTTCAAATAATCCAGACGAATTTTTATACCAACCAGTACTGGCATACTCAGAGCCAAATAAAATAGAAAATTTATTTAGATTACTAATTTGTTCAATACTGTTTAACGAAATATATTGATTGCCGTTTGTGTCGGTTAGATATTGTATTTGCCAAACACTAAATTGTATGGCAGGATCGGTAATCAGAGTATTTTGATCAAAAGTAGTAGAATCAAATGACCCCACTCCACTAACTACGTTGCCAGCATTAGATAATGGATCAAAGAATGTAGTTTGTTGCCATCCGCCCGACTCCGGATCCGTATTGTCATTTATAAAAACAACAGTGCGATTATTTAAATTCGTAATGCCATCAATTCCGTTGGGATTAGCTTCAAAAAATGGGCCTAAAAACTGATTGTTTATTTGATCAAAATTTAAGGTGGTAACTAAATCAACTGTGCCAATACTTGGCAAGTTGTAATAAAAATCTTGTGCGGTCGCAAGTGGAACATTAAAAGTAACTGTGCCGAGGTCCTCGCCATTATTAACAACACCTAAAACATCTCTACTGCTAATGTTTGGAGTCGCTGGAATACGCCCATTAACACCAGGGTCTGTTTGAATCCAAAATCCTGGGCCAGTGCCGGGCGTCCCGTCGACAATGTTAAACTGGCCACGGAAATTATATTGGGTGTCATTACAATAATACAATGTGTCGGGTGCATCTTGTGGCACTGTGAATGTAATTAAATTAGATGAGGCACCATTGTTGAATACTCCACTACTCCATATATTTGTTGTACCAAGACTTAATTCAGTTTTAATCCAAAATGCTAGTGGAACAGTTTGTGTAAGATTAAATGTATAGGTATTCCCTCGCACCAATGTGAGTGTGGGGTTAGACTCAAAATCAATTGCCCAGCTAGTTGCATTATTAGTGACGCGATATTCTATTGAGGCTTGACTATTTTGTGCAACATTAAAATTATAATTGCCGCCGCGAACCAGGGTAATTGCTGGATTATTACCAGAGTAACCAGAAAAAGTATAGTAGCCGTTGTTTCTAGTTACGGTAAAATTATCAGTTAGTGGAAAGCCTTCTGAGGATATATCTACTGCTAGTGGGCCGCGTGGCAGCCAGTAATATTGTGCATAGTTTACAAATTTATCAAAGTCAACAAACGGATCCCAAGTATAGTAATCACTGGTGTATAATGCCTGAGGATTAGTTGTCACGGCGCCTTGTACATTTAATGCATCGGTGATACCAGGATAGGTAATTGCATCAACAATTTTATGAGAGTCAGTAGGATCAATTTGTACAACGCCCGGTTCTAATTGATAATTGTTGCGAACCGCAGTTGGCTCAATAACATACTTGTCATTGGCGTTGACGCCAGGTCCAATCTTTTGTCCAATATACCCTTGTGTTTGTTTGAACCGTGGCTCTTGAACTAGTTGATCAAGGGTTGCAGCCAGAAACTGTTTGTTAACTGGGGTTTGAAATATTTCTGGTAAAAAATCTACAGTACGAATTTGTGTACTTGAAGTTGCCATTAAATTACTCCACTTCCGGGTGCAGTTTGTAGATTAGCACTGGTCAGTGCTGTGATTACTTGAACGTCGTTGACTGTTGCACCGTTGCAGAAAATTTGATTAGGTGCTGATCTTATTTCGTATAAGTCACCAAAACTCTTTTGCGGGTCCAGCGGAACTAAAACTACAGAACTTACTATGTCGCCAATATTTTGATGTATGTAGGCTGCCAGTTCACTAAAGTAAAAAGTATCTCCAAAGTTCCATGCATCTAAACTGAAATATGCATCCATGTTGGCTATAACTAAACTTTGTATGGAACTTACACTTGCAGTGCTTTGACTATTTCGTATAACTTTAATTGTAGCCCGTAGTGCCGAGTCGGCCTTTTGACCGAATAATGGTTGGAAGTCAACCGAATTAAGAATCATATTATCTGAAATCATTTTATAATTCTGTAAGCCTTGGTATGCAGTAGTTAAGTCATCCAAGGTAGGTGCTGATGGCTTTGCCACAGTGCCAGTGGAATCTTTTAACCAGTTTTGATAGGCAGTATAGTAAGCATTGGTAACTACATACAGATCAATAATGTTTGTGGATCCAGGATCAATGCGGCTGGTTAACGGACTATTATGTCTATATTGGAATGACAATCCTTGTCGGCCAGTTTGCGCTACAAACGAAGTATTAACTGTGAGCGTAGGATTGCCTAACGAATCTAATCCTAGCGTGTAAAATACTTGATCTTGGTAAGCATAAAATATTGTGCCGGTGGTGTATTGAGTTTGGGCTGCTTGGATGGTAGCCATAGTTGGATACTCACTATTAACTGTGCCAGCATTAACTAACAAATATCTTTGTAAATTATCAAAATCCACAGTGGCTTGAAAAAACACTAATTTTTCGTTGGCATTAACACCGGGTGCCACAATGTCATTAAAGAAATCTGGGTTTACAGGAGTTAAGTCACCACCAATTGATGCAAAGCTGACTTCGACCTGAAAGTCGTCGACAAGACCATCGCTTAAAATAGGTTGATTGATAATGGTCAACACATTGTCGGATGGCATTGGACTATTACTATCTGGCTGCGTGTTAATTCTTAATACATTTACATAATCTCTAATTACTGTGCCGGTTCTACTGTCGTAGATTGGTTGATTGGTATAAAAGAAAAATCTTGTTTCTAGTACACTACCAAAATAATAATTTAATGATCTTGAAACCACAGTGTAAGTGGATCCGTTATAGGTTGCTTGTATTAACCAACTAGCATCAAGATTAGTACCACTGGTATTTTGTGCGTTGGCCAAACTAAATGTTGCATCAACAGCAAGATTATTAGAGGTAATAACATACCAAGTATCAGTAAGATTATTATAGCCAAGACCAAAATTTTGATTTAGATAAATTTGACTAACAATACTTTGTTGTACAGCTGACGGAATATCTGTTACAAACACAGGAATTACTTGTACTGGAATTGCCCCAGTTGGTACAAAATTGTTTAATACTACAGGGCCAACTCCGCTGGGTAAATTGCCCAGGCCTTGATTAGTTCCTGACAAATACACCGCTGTGGGACTTGCCCAGATTGTAAGTTTTTCATTGGGGCCAGATGGTACCCCGGCTACTAACCCGTTGTCTGCGGCAAAATAATATCCAGTGGGTGCGGCAAATTGGACCAGAGATCCTTCAAGAATATATCTAGCATTATTACTAGCATACGATCCTACCGGAACTGGGTCTCCAGCTGCATTTTGAAAATAGCCAGTGGTCTCGTTGGTAATAACTGTACTCTGATGCCATGTATAGTTTAATACTGATAAATTTGGTCTAACAAAATTAGCATAATAAAATTGTTTGAGGCCAGCCCGTAATACCAATGGATCAATTTGATTAGTTACAGCATTAGAAATATCAGTTGTGGTTAACCAACTAAACTGGAATGTAGGCAAGGCATTAACTTCATACAATGCTCCATCATCGGCAAAAATATTGGTGCTAGAATATTTGCCAGTACCGTCGATTAGATCAAGATACCGACTGGTTCCGATACTTGCACGATTTAATGCGGTACTTTTAAGAATGCTGTTGTATTGTGTAAACGGAAAGTTTGTATAGTCTTCACCGTTGACCATACGATTTTGTGTATAGTATTGAGCCGGTGCTCGTTGTTTAATTTCATTAATAGTTTCACGGGCCTGAGCATTGGTCACCGGTGTAGTAATACCGCAGGTAAATGTTAATGTTTCAATTTGTCCAGTACGACTAACATAACTGATAGGCACCGTAACTGACTGCATGTTAACTGGATTAATAATATAGGTCAATCCATTGGAAGCGCGAACATAGGCGCGGAAGGTTCCTACTGGAATGGTACTGAATATGCCGTCGCCAAAGTTTAAGGTGATTTGATCATTGGTGCGACTAGCAATACTGTAAATATCTCTTGTACCCGGAGCAAGTTGTTCTGCGGCAGCGGCATATACACTTTGTACATATTTCCAGAAACTAGAAATATTTCCTGTGTTGTCAAGTTGATATAGCCAAACATCGGTGTTGTTAACACCTTCAATATTAATGTTTACAGCACGATTGCTAATTCTCTCGGCTAAATTAAAATCTTGATTTTGCAATACACCTTGTTTGAACAAGAAGAAAAAGCCAGTGTTAGCACTAGAATATCCTAGCTGATCATTTCTAAATAAAACATTAAATTGACCATTTGGCAATGGAGGCGGCTCATAGACATAAGTCTGCCCGGCAGAAGTGGCATTGACTACTTCAAATGGCATATTCACTGTATCAACTGTAGCAGTGTATGGAATTACTGGAATGTATCCTGGCACTAAATTTATTGTGTACTCTTGCGTGTCAACACCAAGAATTACTTGATCGTACCCGGGTCGGCCAAATTGTTGAGCATTAACCAAACTAGCATTAATAATTGAAATAAACTGTTCTTGCCAGTCAAGATTAGTTGGATCAGCCCAGTTAACTGTAAGATTAGCAAGATTAATACCGTTATAATCTACAATATCTTCTGTGGTAGAAACAGAAAATACCTTAAGATATCCGCTGGCTTCTGTGTTGCGTAAGGGTGTATAACTTACTAAATTAGCCAGTTTAACTACGCTGTCACGGCGTTCGGCCGTGTCCATATAATTTTCACGAGCGTTTAAATCAGTACGGAATGCCAGACTTTGCCCCATAAAAGCCATAACGTCTAGTAGGGCAATAAATTCAGAACTTTCAATGTAATCATTGAAGGTTTCTGGATAGTATAAGCGTAAGTAGTCTACAAAACTTTTGCGTAAAGTTTCAAAATCGTAGCTTTGAAAATCAGCCTCACGATAGGTTTGATAAATTCGTTTCCAATCTTCGACGCCAAATATTACGGTTTGCCTTGTGGTTGTTACCGCTGTAGTTGATCCCGAAGTTGTATTGGTAGTGGCCATAGTTATTCCAGTGTTAGAGTATTTATGGTTTTAATAAACTGGGTAGTTAAACGTAGGTAGCTGTGCGCTGTTGTTGATTAAAAAAGATGCTTAACATTTGAGCATTAGTACTAGGCACTACAGCAATACCTACTTGTACAAGCAGGCCGTTTTCTTGGGGGAACATTTGTATGCCGCTGATAAAAATCCTAGGATCCCCGGCACAAACTCGTTGTATTTCAGCGTAGATTAATTGTTGTGTTTCTTGTGTTTGATTCTCAAACAGATAATTCCAAAGTACTGTACCGTACCCAGGGCGGCCAACTAGCTCGCCTTGGCGTATGTTAAACGCATTAAGTAGGTCAATTTTAATCAAATTAAAGTCTACAGCGGTAAACTTTTTGTTTTGATTGATTGTGTTAAATCCAATAAATGTAGGCATCTTGTATTTACTCTATTAAAATTATCCAAGAATTTGATTAACTTGAGATGCTTTAAACACTGGTATCCCGCTACCGGCGCTGTCCACGGTGCCTTGTGCTTGAGTAAGCAATGCTGTTCCTTGTCCCTGCAACTCTTGTAGTTTTGTTTTTGCGTAATCAATATCAAGTGCAGCTTTTGCAGAAGGTGAATTAGGATCTGGATAGTCAAAACTTGGTGTAGGAATTTTAGGATTGCCTAATATTCGGTTAGTAGCCGCATCTAATGTGGCTCGATTTACAGTATTGTTAAATCCTGGGCCAGGCGACGTAGCGGCAACTAACGGATCAGTTGACCCACCGAGTAAACTGCCGGCTCCTGC